CTTACATTTTTTTTGCAAAATAAAAATATACGAGAGGGTTTTGAAAAAAAGGAGGTATTTTTAATGGAAAGTAAAGAACTTGAAGATATTTTAAAAAAGATACCACAAGAAAAATCAAATGAGGCTGCTTTAATATCAAACGAATTAAAGTTTATATTTAAGACAATAGAGGAATTAAAAAAATCAATACAAGAACAAGGCGCAGTTGAACATTTTGTAAATGGAAAACAAGATTTTTTAAGAGAGAGCCCAGCACTAGCAAGTTATAATAAATTGATGAAAACTTATGATACTTTTTATAAGAATTTGCTTAATTTAATACCAAAAGAAGAACCAGAACAAGAAGATATGTTTGATGAAGATGATTTATGACATATATTGAAGAATACTATGAATGGATCAAGCAAAATCCAAATAAAGTGTGTAAGAAAATAAAAAGGCAATATGAAAGATTAGTTAATGACTTAAGAACACCAAAAAAAGTGGTGTTTTTAAATAAACTAACTAATGAAGAAGAAGAACACACATATATATTTGATGAAAATAAAAGTTTAAGGTGTATTCATTTTATAGAAAAGTATTGTAAGCAATCAAAAGGTAAATGGGCAGGTAAACCACTAAAACTTGAGTTGTTTCAAAAAGCATTCTTACAAAGTTTGTTTGGTTTTGTAGATAGTGAAACTGGATTAAGAAAATATAAAAAGGCAATATTTTTTGTAGCAAGAAAGAATGGCAAAAGTGTACTTGATAGTGCAATAGCAAATTATATGCTTACAAAAGATAATGAAGGTGGTGCAGAAATATATAGTGTTGCCACCAAAAGAGAACAATCAAAAATAGTGTGGGAAGAAAGCAAACACATGATAAAAAAAAGCCCTATACTTGCAAAAAGAATTAGATGTTTAATAGGTGGAATATACTATGATGATACTGATAGTTTTTTTAGAGCACTTGCAAGTGATAGTAATAGTTTAGATGGCTTAAATGCACATTTGGTAATAGCAGATGAAGTTCATGCTTGGAAAGACAAAAACTTATTAGATGTTATGTATGATAGTATGAGTGCAAGAACTCAACCAATATTGCTTGAAACAAGTACAATGGGTACTATTAGACAAAATGTGTTTGATATTGAATATGATTATGCAGCACAAGTAATTGAAGGTACTATACAAGATGAAACATTACTACCAATAATATATGAACTAGATGATGAAAAAGAGTGGACTAACGAAGAATGCTGGTACAAATCAAATCCAGCATTAGGGGTAATAAAATCAGTAAAAGATTTAAGGGAAAAGGTAGAAAGAGCAAAAGCAAATCCAATAGAATTAGTAAATTTACTATGTAAAGATTTTAATATTAGACAAAATAGTTTAAATGCTTGGTTGACATTTGAAGATCTAAATAATGAAAAGATATATACAGAATGGAAAGATACATATTGTATAGCAGGTGTTGACTTATCAAGTACTACTGATTTAACGTGTGCTACTTTACTTGGTGTTAAAAATAAAGAAATTAGGGTGAAACAAATGTACTGGCTTCCTAGTAATTCATTAGAGAAAAAAGTGCAAGATGATAAAATCCCTTATGATAAATGGTTAAAATCAGGGTGGTTAAGATTAAGTGGTGATAGTAAGATAGATTATCATGATGTTACAAATTGGTTTTTAGAAGAAGTAAGAAATAATGATTTAAGACCATTATTTGTAGGTTATGATAGTTGGAATGCTCAATTTTGGTGTGATGAAATGAAAAGTTATGGTTTTAACATGGTAGAAGTTAGACAAGGTGCTAAAACAATGAGTTCACCAATGAAGCAAATGAAAGCAGACTTAATAGATAAAAAAATTAATTATAATAATAATCCAATTTTAAAATGGTGTTTAAGTAATACTATTGTTAAAATAGACGTAAACGAAAATATTCAACCTGATAAAGAAAAATCAAGGCAACGAATAGATGGTGCAGTAAGTTTGATAGATGCTTACTGCATTTTTGTTGATAAACAACAAGAATACTTAAGTTATATTAGTGAGGAGGTTTAGAATGGAAAGAAGAAGTTTGTTTAGTAGGATTTTTGGTAGTGAAAAAGATACAACAGCACCAGCCACAGCAACTAATTTTAAATTGTTAGATAATTATAAAAGTGTATTTACTAGATATAATGGTAGATATGAAGATGATATTGATATAAGGGCATGTGTTGATACAATCGCAAGAAATGCTGCTAAAATGCACCCAAAACATATAAGAGATAGTAAAGGTAATTTTGAAATAGTAAATGGTAATTTATATAGATTATTATCAAAGAAACCAAACGAATTGCAAAATGCTTATCAATTTTATTATCAAGTAATTAGTGATTTAGAATTATATAACAATTCTTATGTTTATATACAAAGAGATGATAATTTTAAAGTAACAGGGTTATACCCTTTAAGTTTTAAAACAATAAAATTATATGAATTAGATGGTAATTTGTATATTCAATTTAAGTTTGGAAATAGTAAAGAAAGATTTGTTGCATATAATAATTGCATTCATTTAACAAGATTTACAAGAGATGATGGATTGTTTGGCGGTACAACAGAACCAATAGTAAAAACATTATCTATTAAACATGTATTAGATGAAGGAATTATAAATGCAATTAAAACCACTTCTGCTATAAAAGGTGTTATTAAATCTACACAAGCAATGCTTAAACCTGAAGATGTAAAGAAAATGAGAGATCAATTTGTTAAGGATTTTGTAGATAATGCAGATGAAAGTGGCATTGGTGGTTTAGATGCAACTACTACATTTACACCTGTTAATATTGATCCTAAAACTGCTGATGAAAATCAAATTAAAATCTATGATAACAAAGTTTTAGGGTATTTTGGCATTAATGAAAATATAATACAAAGTAAATATAATGAAGATGAATGGAATGCTTTTTATGAAAGTGTACTTGAACCAATAGGATTGCAAATGAGTTTAGAATTTACAAATAAAATATTTACTCCAACTGAACAATATTTTGGAAATGAAATAATATTTGAAAGTAACAGATTACAATATGCATCAAATAAAACAAAAATAGAATTATTAAGATATGCAAATAATATTATGAGTGTAAATGAATTAAGAGAAATATTTAATTTAACACCACTTGAAAATGGTGATGTAATAATGCAAGATGTTAATCATAATGTTAGTGAATTAATAGATGAAGGAGGAAATGAAGAAAATGAAGGAAATTAGAAAATTAGACTTACAATTTAGAGCAGAAGATACTGAAGATGGAAAGATGGAAATCAAAGGTTATGCTGCTGTTTTTAATAGTCCAGAAACTTATGGCTATACAGAATTAATAAGTGAAAAAGCATTTGATAATGCTGATATGAGTGATGTTGTTTTAAGATATAATCATAATGATAGTTTTATGGTACTTGCTAGAACAAGAAATAAAAGTTTGGAATTAAATGTTGATGAAAAAGGATTATTTATTGATGCAAAATTGCAAGATGATATTACAGATCATAGAAATATATTTAATGCAATTAAAAGTGGATTAATTGATAAACAAAGTTTTGCATTTGTTGTTGATGAAGATGAATATGATTATGATACTGATACTAGAACAATTACAAAAATTAGTAAAGTATTTGATGTATCAGTAGTTGACCAACCATTTTACAATGCAACTGATGTAAGTGTAGCAAGAAACCAAAATGATGAATTTCTGGAAAGAAGAAATGAATTAAGAAAAAAACATGAAGATAAATTAAAATTAGAAGAAAAGAAAAAAGAATTATTAGAAAAATTAGGTTAATACAATTATGAAATAACAACTGGAATAGTTGTTATTTTCTTTTCTGGAATAGAAAAGTAAATTGTTTAATAAATGGTGGAATACCAATAATTGTCTTTATGATTAGACAATAAAGAAATCAAAAAAAATAAGGAGGTCTAAAATGGAAAGACTAGAAGAAATTGAACAAAGAAAACTTGAACTTCGTGATGAAATTGAAGGTTTAGAAGATTTAGATAAAGTTGAAGAACTTGAAAAAGAAGTTGATGCTTTAAATGAAGAAGTTGAACAAATCAATGAAACACAAGAACAAGAAGAAATTGCTGAAACTTTAGAAGAACAACCTGAAGTAAAAGCAAGAGCAAAAGAAGTTTCTATGGAAATTAAAAAGGAGGAAAACAAAATGGAAACAAGAAATAGTAAAGAATATATTAATGCTTATGCAGAATATATTAAAACAGGTAAAGATGAAGAAGTAAGAGCATTACTTACTGAAAATGTTAGTGGTTCAATAGCAGTACCTGAATTCGTATTAGATGAAGTAAAAACTGCTTGGGACAATAACGAATTATTATCATTAGTTAGAAGAATGAACGTAAGAGGAAATCTTAAAGTTCAATTTGAAATTAGTGGTACTGATGCAGCAGTTCATACTGAAGGTGCTTATGCAGTTGATGAAGAAGAATTAGTTGAAGGCATAGTAGAATTAGTACCTGCATCAATCAAAAAATGGGTGTCTATTAGTGATGAAGTTATGGACATGAGAGGCGAAGAATTCTTAAGATATATTTATGATGAATTAACTTATAGAATTGCTAAAAAGGCTGCTGATTTATTAGTTGCTAAAATTGTTGCTTTAAGTACTAGTGCTAGTACAAGTGCACCATCTGTTGGTCAAGTAACTGCTGCACCTGCTGTTGGAACAATTGCAACTGCTATTGGTAACTTAAGTGATGAAGCAAGTAATCCTACAATTGTTATGAACAAATTAACTTATGCTGCATTCAAGAATGCTGCTTATGCTAATGGTTATGGTGTTGATCCATTTGAAGGATTAAGAGTTGTATTTAACAATTCACTACCTGCATATTCTGCTGCTAGTGCAAATGCTGTATATGCTATAGTTGGTGATTTTGGACATGGTGCAATTGCTAACTTCCCAAATGGTGAAGATATTGAAATCAAACTTGATACTTTATCAAAGAAAAAAGAAGATTTAGTTGAAATTTTAGGTAGAGAATATATTGGTTTAGGTATTGTTGCTGATAAAGCATTTGTTCAAATTTGCAAACCTGAAAGTGTATAATTTATAAGAAAGAAGGTGGACTATGCTAGATGAAGAAACAGAAGATGTAACATTACTTGATGAAATAAAAAAAATTCAAGGCATAAATCATAATGAGTTTGATACTATGATAAACACTTGGATTAGTGCTGCTCAACTTGATTTAAAAAGTATTGGCATAGTCAGTACTTTAGTTGATAGTGAAGATAGTTTAATTCAAACTGCAATAATTACTTATGTTTTAAGTTTTATTGATGTACCAAATAGTGAAATGTATGCTAAAAGTTATTCTATTCAAAAAGATGTATTAAGGCATTTAACTGAATACATAACTGAGGGTAATAATGGAATATAGTGAAATAATATATTTATTAACTGAAAGTATTGGGGAAGATAATATTGGTAATCAAATATCTTCCCTTACTTCTTCCAAAAAGATATATGCAAAAATACAATCAGTTAGAACAAATGAATATTATAATGCTGTTGAAGTTGGTATGACACCATCAGTTGAGTTTGTTATTAAAAAACTTAATTATAATGGTGAGCAAGAAATTGAATGGAATAATAAAAGATATAATGTTATAAGAGTTGTAGAACCTAAAAATAAGTTTGACATAGTTTTGGTATGTTCAGTTAAAATGGGTGGTTATGCAAATGAACCATCTTCTATATAATGGCAAATAGAAAAGGAATAATGCAGATAAATGATATTCTTAATGAATATTCAAGAGATATTCAAGAAGGTATCACTAATGCTGCAATAGAAGTTGCAGAACAAGGAAAAAATAAACTTAAAGTAACTTCACCAAAAAAAACAGGTGATTATAGAAAAGGTTGGAGAGTTGAGAAAAGAAAAGGTAAAGGTTTTATTCATACAACTATTTACAATGCTACTGATTGGCAATTAACTCACTTACTTGAAAAACCTCATGTTATAAAAAATCAATATGGAACTTGGGGTACTTATAATCCACAAAAACAAGGTACAATCCATATAGAACCTGTTGAACAAGAATGTATAAGAAAATATCAAGAAGATGTTGAACAAATAATAAAAAATGGAGGTTAATCTATGATAGAACATGCAGATTTATATACGATATTAAAAACATTAGAAATTCCAGTTGCATACGATCATTTTGATAGTGATAAGGAAATTTCAATACCATTTTTAGTATATAGAGAAACAAGCCCTGCAACATTTAGGGCTGATGGCTTAACTTATTATCAGTTTTTTGATTATGAAATAGAACTTGTAACAGAAAAAAAAGAAGTTGAATTAGAAAGACAAATTGAAACACTATTAACAACAAATAAAATACCATATTCTAAATTAGATGAAGTATGGGACAGAGAAGAAAAAATTTATCATAATTTTTATGAAATATAGGAGGTAATATAATTATGGCAAATAAAGTTAAATTTGGATTATCAAATTGTGTTATGGCACCAATTAAAAGTGATGGGACTTATGATACACCAATTGCTGTACCGGGTGCAGTAAATTTATCATTAGAACCTCAAGGCGATACAAATGATTTTTATGCTGATAACTATATTTATTATAGTTCTACTGCAAATCAAGGTTATTCTGGTGATTTAGAAATTGCTTTAATACCTGATGAGATTAGAACTGCAATAATGGGTGAAACAGTTGATACAAATGGTGCTTATATTGAAACTTCAAATGATACATTTAAAAATTTTGCATTTGGATTTCAAATTGAAGGTGATGAAAGAGGAAGAAGATATTGGTATTATAATTGTAGTTTAACTAGACCAAATACAGAAGGTTCAACAATTGAAGAAAGTAAAGAACCTAAAACTGATACATTAACTATAAAAGCAATGCCAAGAGCAACTGATAAACTTGTAAGAATATTTATTGAAAAAACTAACGATAATACTGCAACTTACAATAGTTTCTTTTCATCAGTTTACGAAACACCAACATCTATTTAATAAGTATTACAAAGAACCTACTTAATAATAGTAGGTTTTTTTTAATATTTATTAGAAAGGAGTTTTTATTATGAGTAAAAGAATACAAGGTATTACTATTGAAATTGATGGCAACACTACCAAACTCAATGATGCTTTAAAAGATACTAACAAAGTTATTAGTTCAACAAATAGTGAAATAAAAGCATTAAATCAAGCATTAAAACTTGATCCTAAAAATGTTGAATTATTAAGTCAAAAACAAGAAGTATTAAAAAATAATATTGCAGCAACAAAAGAAAAATTAGAAACTTTAAAAGAAGCACAAAGGCAAATGGGTGCATATAATTCACTAACAGATGAACAAAAAGAAAATTATAGGGCTTTAAGTGTAGAAATTTCTAAAAGTGAAAGTGCATTAAAAAATATGAATAGTCAACTAAAAGAAACAAGTAAAATTGATTTATCAAAAGTCAAAGATACTTTAAAAAAAGTTGGCGATATAGCAGTTGATGTAGTTAAAAAAATGGCACAAGTTACTGCTGCAATAGGTGGTGCATTAACAGGTGCAATTGCAGCAGGAGTTAAATCTTATGCTGATTTAGAAGTTGCACAAAAAGGTAGTCAAAGATTATTTGAAGGTTCATTTGATATTGTAGAAAAAAATGCTGCTCAAGCATATAAAACAATGGGATTAAGTGCAACACAATATTATGACCAAGTTAATACTTATGCTGTAGGATTAAAAAATGCTTTAGGTGGTGATACTAAAAAAGCAGCAGAATTATCAAATGCTATATTAACAGCACAAGCAGATATAGTTGCAGCAACAGGTGTATCACAAGAAAGTGTTCAAACGGCAATGGCTGCTGTAATGCGTGGAAATTATACTATGTTAGATAACCTTCGTTTGGGTATTAAAGGTTCTAAAGAAGGTATGCAAGAAGTTATTGATAAAGTTAATGAATGGAATGCTGCTAATGGTAATGCTACTAATTATCAAATGGGCAATTATGCTGATATGGAACAAGCACTTGTTGATTATACAAAAATGGTTGGTGTTGCTGGTGCAGCACAAGAACAATTAAGTACTTCAATTAGTGGCTCATTAACACAAACAAAAGCAGCATTAGATAACTTTTTAAATGGTAGTGGTAGTCCTGAACAACTTGCAGAAGTATTTACTAATCTTGCAACAAATATTAGTAAAGCAGTAGTGGAACTAGCACCACATATTTTAGATGGTATAGTTACATTAGTTGAAACAATAATACCACAAATATCAAATTTATTGTTTAAACTAATACCACAATTATTAACTGCAATTACTAATATGATTAATAAATTATTTGATTATGTATCAAAAAATACAGAAGCAGTAAGAAAAGCAGTAGGGGAATTAATTAATAAATTTGTTGAATTTATAACACAAAATTTACCTACAATAATTGAATTAGGATTAATGCTAGTACTAGCAATAGCAAGTGGTATTGCTGATAATTTAGATACAATGATACCTGCAATAGTTGATTGTGTAATTAAAATAGTTGATGTTATAACAAATAATTTAGATAAAATAATTGCAGTTGCATTAGTATTAATTATTGAACTTGCAAAAGGTATAATATTGGCTTTACCCAAATTAATTGAAAAAGCACCTGAAATAGTTAAAAGTTTAGTAGATAGCATTAAAAATTTGAAGGATCAAATGGTTGATGCTGCAAAAGAACTTATGGCTAAAATGGGTTCTGGAATAGTAGAAAACATACCTAAAATTACAAGTAAAGCAAAAGATGTAATAACTGGATTTTGGAATAAAATAAAATCAGTTATAAATGATACTGATTGGTTACAATTAGGTAAAAATATATTAAATGGGATTTTAAATGGTATGTTAAACTTTGGTAGCATAGTAACCAATACTATTAAAAAAGTTGGAAACAAAATTACTAGTTCAATAAAATCATTCTTTGGAATACACTCACCATCAAGATTAATGAGAGATGAAATAGGTGAACAATTAACTGCTGGTATTGCTTTAGGATTTGAAAAAGGAATACCACAAACTATAAGAGATGTAAATGCAGCAATGGTTGATTTAAACAATGGAATTAATTCAAGTTTAAATCCAACTATTAATCCAACTGCAAATAGTAATCCTTTAATAGTACAAATAGAAAACTTTAATAATACAAGAAATCAAGATGTTCAAGCACTTGCAGAAGAACTTGAATTTTATAGAAAAAATAGTGCACTAGCAAGAGGTGGTAACTAATGATTAAATGGAATAATATAGATTTTAAAGATAAAGGAATTGTAGTTGAAAAGACACCTACAATATCAAAAGGTAAGAAAAGAATAGACACATATACAATAGATGGTAGAAATGGGTTTTTAAGTATTGATAAGGGTACTTATGAACCTTTTTCATTATCTGTTGAGTGCCATGCAAAAGAAACTGCTAATTTTGATGAAATAAAAGCATTTTTAGATGGTTATGGTACATTAACATTTGATAATCAAAGAGAGTACACAGCAATAGTTAATAATGCCATACCATTTGAAAAAATTCAAATGTTTAAATCATTTGTAGTTATGTTTATGGTAAATCCAATAGCACATGATATTAATGCTACTACACTTAATTTATTAACATTAGTAGATAATAAATTTACTTTAGGTGGGACATATAAAACAAGTCCTACATTAGAAATAACTGCAAGTGGTGATGTTACAATAACAATTAATAATAAATCATTTACTTTAAATGATACTGATGGGACATACATATTAGATTGCGAAAATAAAATAATTACAAAAAATGGCAATAATGCTTCAAATATAATGTTGGGTGATTTCCCAGTATTTGAAGTAGGTGAAAATGTAGTATCAACTACTGGAACAATTACAGCATTTAGTGCTTCTTACAAAAAAGCATATTTGTAGGAGGTGTTTATGAATATATATTTACAAAATGAAAATGATTTTAATAATAATGGACTTGGTTTTTTAACTGATGTTTTAAGTGCTTATGTAACTGAAATATTAAATGGCGATTATTATTTAACTTTTAAATATCAATTAGATGGTGCTTTAAGTGAATATTTAGTACAAGAAAATATTATTAAATGTCAAGTTGCTGATGGTAGTAAACAATTATTTAGAATAAAAAGAGTAATAAAAGATTTTACAACAATAGAAGTATATGCAACGCATATATTTTATGATTTGTTAGATAATATGCTTTTAGATACATCACCAACAGGATTAGATGCTCAAACATTTGGCAATTGGTTATTATCAAGAACAAATTTTGCTACTAATTTTACTTTTCAAAGTGACATAAGCAATGTTAAATCAGCAAGATATGTAAGAAGAAATCCAGTTGAAGCAATAATGGGTGATTTAGAAAATTCAATGATAAATATATTTGGTGGTGATTTAGAAAGAGATAACTATACTATTAAATTACTAGCACAAAAAGGTAGTAGTGATGGTATTAAACTTATATTTGGAAAAAATATAAAAGAAATAAAAATTACTAGTGATTATTCAACAATAGTAACAAGGGTATTACCATTAGGATTTGATGGATTAATGTTACCTGAAACATATATTGATAGTGCAAATATTAATAATTATTTGACACCAAAAATAGCAAAAGTAGAATTTAGTAATATTCAATATGATCCTGAAAGTACACAACAAGGTGTTTATACAAATTTAGATGATGCTTATGCAGCATTAAGACAAGCAGCAATTGATTATTTATCATTAGTTGATTTACCACAAGTTAATATAAAAATAGATTGGGTAGAATTATCTAAAACAGAAGAATATAAAAACTATCAGGCAATAGAAACATTGCATTTAGGTGATTATGTAACTGCTGAAATATTAGGAATAAATTATAAAACAAGAGTTACAAAAACAAATTATAATCCTTTAACTGATATGATAGATACATTTGAAATAGGTACTATACAAAAAACAATAGGTAATTCAATCAATGAAAACACACAAAAAGTGGAAAATATAAATGTAACATCAATATTACAAACTGCAAAAGATAGTGCTACAACACAAATAAATAGTGCTTTAGGTGGTTATATAGTAAAAACACAAACAGATTTATATATAATGGACACACCAGATACTTCTACTGCACAAAAAGTATGGAGGTGGAACTTAAATGGATTAGGTTATTCTTCAACTGGTATAAATGGTACTTATCAAACAGCAATGACAAGTGATGGCAAAATTGTTGCTGATATGATAACAACAGGTACTATGAGTGCAGATAGAATACAAGGTTTAGAAGGAATAATGATAACTATTGGTGAATTAGGGGATTACATAAGAATAGATGAAAATGGAAATATGATATTTGGTAATCCAAATAATGAATATCAATTACAAGTTGAAAATGATAGAATTGGTATTTATTATAATGGATCATTAATATCAACATGGGTGCAAGATGAATTTACATGTACACAATTAAATTTAGGAAATTTTGCTTTTATACCAAGAGAAAATGGAAGTTTAGGATTTAGAAAGGTTAGGTAGATAATATGAAATTAAATATACAATTATTTGCACAAACAATATTAGATAATGAACAATCAAGTACTTCAAGTCCTACTGCTTACTATACAATAGAAGCAACACCAAGCAATAGAATAACAGATAAAGTAGATATTACTATTGTTGTAAAATCACATTTAGGTTCAAATCAATCATCATTAGGTACTGGTCCTTCAATGGGATTAGAAGCACATTTTACTTTTAATGGTAATCAAAATAGAAGTTTAGTATTAAAAGATACAGGTGAAAGTTGGACAGGAACAACAGAACATACTGCAAGTGTAACATATACTATTACAACTAATAGTCCTACACAAAACTCAATGACTTGTAGTGTACATATTTATAGAACTGGTAGTGCAGCAGGTTCTTCATCAAAAGGTGCTCAATTATGGGAAACTAACTGCTCAAATATTACAATACCAATAGTTCCTGCCTCTACAATAACAAGTGTATCAAGTGGAACTACAAATTATGCACCTAGTGTAGTATTTACTCCAAAAGATGCTACTTTTAAATACAAAATAAAATATTCATTAAATAGTTGGAATTATACAACAGGATTTATAACACCAAATACAACAAGTACATATACTTATAATAGTTATACAATAACAACAGCAACACTTGCACCATATTTAACTAATGCAACAAGTGGAACTGCAACAGCAACTTTATATACATATGATAGTAGTGGCACACAATTAGGTGATCCAGATAGTAAAACATTTACTATAACACTTAATTCATCAGTAGTACCAAGTGTAACAATAGGAACTATAACAGAAGCAAATGCCACAATGCAATCATTGAATTGGGGTGTGTTTGTACAAAATAAATCTCAATTAAATATACCTATAACTGCAACTGGTATTTATAATAGTACAATTACATCAGTTGTAACTACTATTAATGGTAAAACTTTTAATGGAACAAATGTAACAACAACAACATTAGTAACAGCAGGAACAAACACAATATCTACAACAATTACTGATAGTAGAGGTAGAACTGCGACAGCAACAAAAACATATTCAGTTGTTGCTTATGCAAATCCAACAATAACAACAGCACAAGTACAAAGATGTTTAAGTGATGGAACTTTAAGTGACGAAGGAACATATTTGCTTTATAGTTTTGTTGGTTCAATTAGTTCAGTATCAAATCATAATGCGAAAACTTTTAAATTAGGTTATAAAAAAACAACTGATGCAAATTATACTTATGTTACTTTAAGTAGTAATTATACAATTAATAATATTGATACAATATCAAGTTTTACAATTAATCAAGATTATTCATATGATATAGTGTTTCAAGCAATAGATAGTTTTACTACAACTGCAATTAATAGAAGTATTGATACTGGCTTTGACTTAATGAACTTTAATGCTAGTGGAAAAGCAATGGCAATAGGTAAAGTTAGTGAAGCAGGGGCTAATGAAGAATTGTTAGAAATAGATTTACCTACAAATATAACACAAGAATTAACAACAACTGCTTTTAATGGTAGAGTATGGGACTTTACAACTGGCAATTCAACTGATACATGGGTACCAGTAGCAGGTAGTAATGGTAAATGGCAACATAGAGCAATACCTACTGCATATAGTAATTCACCAGATACGTTAGATGTCAATGGTGCAAAGCAATTAAGAAGTCTTGCAAGTGTAACTTCTGGTAATACGGCAAATAGACCGTGGCATTTAATAATGAAAACAAATGCTTTAACTCCAGCATGGAGAGATACGGAAGCAATAATTATGATAAGAAGTTTTTATCTTGGAGGACCTACTGGAATATTAAAAGTTGCATTAAAAGGAAATAATACAAGTAACCCAAGTGCTTCCGTTACATGGTTAAGTAGATATGGGTTTAATATGCAACAGGTTTGTATAGGTTTATATAATGGTACAAATGGTAATGGGTATTATGCCGATGTATATGTAAAAAGAGGAACATATGCAAGATGTGAAGTAGTAGCATTAAGATATTCTAGTGATTGGCAATTTGTTAATAGTAACGAAGCAGACAATGGGGCATCTTATACTAATGTATATGCAAACGCAGGAACAACAGGTATGAGTAGAAATTACTCATCTATAATATACCCTGGTGAAGAATATGGTAGATTAGTAACAAGTGCGAGTGCGACAAACACAAGTTCTATTACATTATCGGGCTTAGATTTAGAAAAAGATTATCAATACGAAATATGGGTTAGTTTTTCGGCAACAAGTACAGGTGCAATGCAAGTACAACCAAATGGCAAAAATAAAGTAACAAATCAACATATACAAGACTGCCGTGTTAATAATACAAATTATGCCGTATATAACAGAGTTAATAATAGTGATTATTTATATTCAGGCGATATTACGGCTAGTGGACAATCAACATTGTTAGTTTACAAGATAAGTCAAGCCGTTGCAGGTAGTAATACATGGTTTACCGTACAATATCAAATGAGTAATGTAGGTGGTACTACAAGTAATAACACAACAACATGGGGTGGTGGACAATTTAAGATTAGTGATAGTGGCGAAAACATAACAAGTATCACATTTAAAAATTCAAATTCAAGTAACTTTAATAGCATATATGCAAGATGTTATAGATTGTGAGGTAATATGAAATACATATTTTTAGGTTTAATAATAAGTTTTATAATTATTGCACTTTTATTTATATATTGTGCAATTAGAATAGGAGATGATAAAAATGATATTTAAAAAAGGAAAAACTTATGATGTTTTTAAAACAATAGCATTAATAATGCCTTTATTCATAGTATTATATGAAGCAATTGGCAAGATATGGAATATACCATATACAGAACAAATAACTTTAACTTTAACAGCAATAAATGCTTTTATTGGTGGTTTAGTTAAAATATCTAATGTTCAATATAATAAAACTGAATTAATAGATCAATACGACCAAGAAGAAGAAAATGCAATGGAACTTGAAACTGATGAAGAAGGTGAAGAATAATGGCATTTAAGATAGTAGATGATAGTAACATTAAAAATTTTAAAAACTTTACAATGAATGAACTAAAATGCAAATGTGGTGGCAAATATTGTAATGGTTACCCTACAGGTTTTAGTTATGAATTATTAAGACAACTACAAGATATAAGAAATCATTTTGGTAGAGCAGTAATTATAACAAGTGCTGTTCGTTGCGAACAACATAACAAAAATGTTGGTGGAGTAAATAATTCAAAACACGCACAGGGAAGAGCAGTTGACTTTTACGTAAAAGGTGTATCATATAGTACATTAAATAGTTATGTTAATAAGATGCCATACAAAAACTACAAATATAATATTAGTGGTAGTGTAATGCACTATGATATTAATCCACCTGAAGAAAGCACTTTTAATTTAACTAGATTATTAAAAAAAGGTTGTAAAGGGAAAGATGTTGAAGAATTGCAAGAAACATTAGGTGGACTTGCAGTTGATGGTATATTTGGTAATAATACAAAATCTAAAGTAAAATCATTTCAAAAAGCAAATGGATTATATCAAGATGGTAAAGTAGGCAAGAATACAGCACATGCTTTAGGTTGGACATATAAAGGTGAGTAAAATGGAACAAAGCAAGTTTGAAAGGGAAGTTTTAGATAGATTAATGAGATTAGAAACTAAAATTGATATGCAAGATTATAAAGGCATACAAGAAAAAGTAGATAATTCATTAAATCTAGCAAAAAATAATGAAGAAAGAATAAGTAAACTTGAAGATGCTCAAAAGTGGATTATAAGATTAGTTTTAGGTGCTGTAATATTAGGAATATTAGGGTTTATATATAAAATATGAGTAGGTTTATAAAAATCTACTCTTTTTTATTTGCAATAAAATAATCATAATGTTATAATATGCAACTAACAAGGGGGAAATATATGAAACAAGTAAGAAACGTATATTATTTTGATTATTCACCAGAAGCATATAATTATATTATGAGCAGTAGGATTTTAAGACAAAGTGAGAAAAATATTTTAAATGACATTATAAAAGGAAAATCAGTTAAAGAACTTGCTTTTGATAATAAATGTAGTGAAATGACTATATGTAGAAAAAGAAAAAAAATATTTGAATTAACAAGAACACTTATGTAATGTAGGTGTTCTTTTTTTATGCAAAAATGTTATTAATTGTTATTAAATGTTATTAATTGTTACTTATTAAAATAAATAAATTATGTATAATAACACATAACAAAAGCAATATTTGGTATAAAAATGGTAATTTTGTAATTTATATTTAGTATATTAATAAATTACAAGTAATTTTTATAAAAGATAGATAAAAAATCAAGAGAAGGGTATAATTCATTAAATTTCATTTGACACTCTATTTTTAGTTGTAAATCAAGTTCAATATTATTATGTAC